AACAACTGGGCATTAGTAGATCAAAGAGTTGCTGAGTTTCATTTAAATAATATATCTAATGGTTTTTCAGGAAGCTATATGATTAGCTTTGCTAACGGAGTACCTACACAAGAGGAGAGATTTCAAATAGAGAGAAGTTTAGCAGAGAAGTTTACAGGTGCTAGTAATTCAGGAAAGTTTGTATTGACTTTTTCAGATGATAAAACTAGAACTCCTGAGATTACTCCAATCTGCACTTATATAATAACAATCTACTACACCCATAGCATTAGGTTTTGATGCTCTAACTCTCTCTACAGGTACGTGGTAAATCTCAGCTATTTCTGTTTTAGCTTTATTCCAAATAATATGAATAGCAAATGCACCTTGTAGCTTAAAGTCAAATGAAAGTTTTTTAATTACTTCGTGTAGTGTTTCTTTACCATTAGCTTCTGCAAAGAATTTTTTAAGTTTAACAAATTGTTCTAAGTTTTCGCTTTCTTCTACTATTATATCCTCTCCTGCAATCATCTCCGAAGTTGTGTTAATGATGGCTGAATGTGTACTAGAATTATAGTAAAGGTCTATTAAGAACTGTGGGTAAAGGTTTTTGTAATCCTCAGTACCATACTCTATATAATCCCTACCTCGTACCTCTTGTACTACTGGACTTGTTTCGCTTGATAAATCTACACTTAGTATATTTTCCATTTTATTCTATTATTAATTCTTCTAGTTCTTCAGGATCAATGTCAGTACCTTCAGCATTTTTCTCATATCCTGCAAACGAATGTACGCAATCTACTGGAAATATCTCATTAGTTCCAAAGTCAAATTCTTCTGTAGTCATTAAGTCGTAATATACTCCAGTATAATAAACAGGAGGAGTTATCTCGTGTCCATCAGGATCATACGTTCCTGGTATCTCTACTATCTGTCCTATGTAAACTATAGCTTGTGTACCATTAGTGTAAACATCTTGAGTAACACCCTCTTCAGTTACTACTTGATAAGTACCTTTAGATAGTAAGTCAGCATCTCCTGTTGCTTTGTCTGTGTATTGTAGTTTGTATATATTCATTTTATGTAGTCAAAGAAGTTAATTGAGCATCAGTTAGTGCAGTCTTATAGACTTGTAGTTGTCTTACTTTGCCAAAAAATATAGAACCCCCATCTCCTCTGTCTAAAGAGAGTTTATTTAATCCACTCGGTATAGCTGCTGTTTGTGTTACTGTTTGGGCAGAACCATTAAAATAAATTTTGTAATTATTTGATTTATATTGTATTGCTAATTTGTCAAATCCTCCATTTCTTGTTACAGTTATATCTTTAAAAAAATCAGTACCACTTGCTGTATTCATTTCAAGTCTTATTGAGTTAGCACTTAACCAAAGAATTTTTACAGCTTCACTAGAAGTACCATTTGATATTGATAATTGACCAACAGCTTCATCTCCAATTAAACTAGCTATCTCAGCAAACAAAACACCCTCTGTACTATTAATTAAACTAGCTATACCATCTCTTGTAAAGACATCTTGATTTCTTGTAACTGTACTTCCTGATGTTGGTATGTATGATGTAGGGTAAGAGCCTTCTTCTAGTTGAGCGCCAAATATATATATTCCACTAGTTCCATCTCCTTGATAGTCTCTACCACTATCTATTGCAGTATCAATTCTCAATTGCCAAACACTAGAAACATTTGAACCAAAAGAACACCTATACCAATCATTACCAACATTTTCTATTTTTGGATTTGTAGGATTATTAATTGATGTAAAAGTTCCATTTGTTAAATTTATATTTATTCCATTACCATTTTGACTATCTGTAATCCAAGCATAATCTCTTTCTGCTTTTTTTAAGTAAACAGAAAAAAATCTTAAACCACTTAAAAAAACATTTGAATAAATAAAATGAGAACCATTATTTGTACCTTCAATTAACTTTTTAGCAGTAGGTGTTCCAAATGGAGAAATAAAACCACTTGTTAATGTGACATTTGATTTCAAATATATAGATTGACTAAAATCTTCACTATAAGTAACTAAGTTAGTCCTCTGTGGTTCTGCTAATATATGTGGACAACCTCCTCCTGTGTAGTCTATACGAGGTACGTTATCTCTGTCTGCTTCTTTGACTGATATGTTGTCTACTGAACTATCAAAAGCAGTACCTCCTGTTCTTCTACCTATAACGAAAGATGTATTACTTGTAGCAGTAAAATAAAACTCATAAGAACCTGTTGTAGTTGCAAAGCCAATATTTTCATTATTAGCACCATCTTGAAACTTCAAACCTAATCCACTTGTTATTATTACATCAGTAGTTACTTTGTATCTTTTTCCTTCTGTAAAAACATTAGATTGTGTAATTGATGTAAAAGAAGTACCATCTCCATCAATATTTGCTTGACCTCCACTAATTGTTGCACCCCCTCCCTTAGACCAATCACTATCAGTTGCAAAATCTCCATTAATTACTTCTTCTGTTTCTGAAATAACCTCAGCATAATTTACTAAACCATTCTCATCTACTCTTGTAGCAGCAGTTGCTCTAGTAACTTCCATATCTGCACCCGACCATTCTTTTACTGATATATTATCAACTGATCCCGCAAATGTTCCAATACCATAAAGCTGCCAAAATATATTACCTGTAAAACCTGCTACAAATGTTCCAGTAACTGTATGTTCTTCTACAACAGTTGAAGTATAACTACCTAAAGTAACATAATTACTACCATCTGTTTGAACAAATAAGTTTGTTTCGCCATTACCTGATGCATAAGTTCTAGTGTAAGAAAATTTATATACCTTACCATTTACAACTGGTACATTTTGAGCAATAGGAGTATTGGTTGATACACCACTTCTTAATGCTTTACCACCTGATATTGTCCAACCTGCATAAGTAACCCAATATGTTCCCGCTGTGTTTTGTGCTTGTGTTCCTGTTAAAGTAAAATTACTGTCTTGCACTAATTCACTACCTGCAATTGCAGTTGGTAAAACACTATACAAAGTTCCTGCTTTATATCCGTTTGGAGTTACTACAACACTTACATCATCTAATAAACTCATGCTATATTATTTAAAGTTTTTAATTGATTTACTAAACAAGTTTTAGCTTCAAATACTCCACCATCAGCAATAACCCTTGCTTCAAAGTTATTAACCTGTATCTGAGTAGGTGTAAGACCTCCCTTGTTACTTGTAGGTAAAGATAGTCCTAATGCTAATTTCATTTCTTAGTTTTTGTATGCAATAGCTAAACCACTTGTAAGTGTAATTGCAGTTACTTTACCAAACAAAGTCATACCTGCTGGTACAGTTGTGTGTAAAGCACTAGAACCTGTTGAATCAGTCATAGTGATAGTACCTATTACACTTTCTTTTACAAAGTAAATAGCATAATAATCTTTACCTGTTTGTGCAGCAGTTGTAAATATTTCTACTCCGTTTTGCTGACCTAATTGTTCATTTAATAAAACTTGTGTATTTTTTATTCCCATTTTTTTTATTTATTTAACTAACATATATGTAATTCGTACCAGTAGGTGCAGAGTGTTCTGTATATTGTACTTCTTCTGATCCTGATGCTTCTGCTACGTTTAATTTTCCTTTTTCTATACTTCCTTTAACAACTCCTTTAGTATTTGCAACAGGAGTTAATACTTCTGTTTCTGTTTTGGGTGCAGTAGTATCACTTAACACTACACTTGAACCTTGCCAAGACACCTCAAATATTTCATAAGTCCAATAACCACTAGGACTAAAATTTACTGTTCCTGTATATACACTATTAGCACCTGATAAAATTTCAACCTTTGTATATCTATCATTTACCGACTGTCCTTGTCCGTAAGCATAAACAACATTCTCAGACATATCATTTGTTAATTTAAACAAATATCTTATCTGCGAAGATGGTACACTAGTATCTATTCTTTTTTCTTCTGTCGTTACTATAAAAGTTGCATTAGAATCTATTGTTGCGTGTATCATAATTGTTTACTTACTATATAATAGAAAAAAGTCGTTTTTGTTTGATAAAAAAAAAGGACTACCGAAGCAGTCCCTTTAAGAAATATGAAAACAATAGTTTATGTAGTTATTATACTATTAAATGTAAATGCAGAATTGTCTAGTGGATTTGTAGTATAGTCAGCTACTGTTACCATAGCATCTCTTTCCATACCATCAAATGTCCAGTCGTAACCATTCATATCGCCAAATGCAGTTCCTGTTGCGTTAGTACCTGCGTTTAGTTCCATTCCATTTTCTAGTCCTAAAGCTAATAACACATTATGTGAGTTAGCCGTTAGTACTTCGTTTAATTCTAAGAAGATAACCAATCTATTAGAAGCTAATAGTTTTACTTGATTTTGATCTTCTTTTGTTAGTTTGTGTAGTTTGATATTAACTGATGGAGTATAAAATACTGTACCATTCTCACTAGAACCTGTTAAAGTTTCAGTACAAGAAGCAGTACCCCTCTTTAAAGTGTATTTATATATGTCATCAGAAGCACCTAAGTCAAAGTCAGTCAATTCGCCTGAAGCAGTTACATAAGAAGCAACCTCATCAAACTGTGCAAAGTAAATTGCCTTTACTCCACCAACTGTATCTCTACAAGTTATGTTTCTTCCTTTTGTTAAATTACAAGACATATTATTTTTTTTAAAGTTAAGGAAAGAGGGATAAACCCTCTCTCCGTTTAATCAGTTATTAATCTTGTTGTACTGAGTCAGCACCAACACCTACCTGAACACCTCCTGAGAACTTAGCAACAACTCTCATATTGTCTGAACCATCAAGCTGAGTCATATCAAGCATCTTAATATTTGTATCATCAGATAGTAAATCAGTACCATAAAATAGGTTAGAAATTTGAGCAGCAACTAATTTGTCGTCTGGCATTCCTGGACATGGTTGGATAGTGATACCTTCAAACATTGGGATATAGTCTCCGTTCATACTGTAAGCATTAACATATCCTAAAGCTGAGATAGCTGAAATATAGAATCTGTAAGTTTTCATGTTCATATAAATTCTTAAATCTTCTTTACCATATACGTTAGCAGGGATAGAAGATACTAAAAATTGTAATTGAGCAATAATGTTTGCAGCAGTATAAGCCGTTCCTGCACCACCTACATTATTTACTTGTACTGTTCCTCCTGCAGCAAAAGCACCACCTGCAGTTAAAAATCCTTTAAAAGTACCTGAATTAGCAGCACCTGAACCAGTCCAAATAGAACCCTCTACTGAATCAGCAATAATTTCTCCAAAGTAAGATAATACATACTGATCAAAAGTTGGTGCAGTTCTGTTAAAAGCACCTGCTTTCATTTCTTCGCTTTCGAAGCCACTCAACAAAGTTTTTTTACATAAATCCACATTTATTTGTAGATTTTTAGGTTCTAAAACTGCTTCTGTTAAAGCTAGAGTACCTGCATCAGCAAAATCACAACTTGCATCTGCTACTAAGCTAGAACCTGCCATTTTTCTAATGTTCTCTTTATATTTAATATTTTCTAAGACAGTTAAACCCTCTAAGGATTTAGCTTCTTTTAAAGCAGCCGAAATATATTGTCCGAATGCTTTACCTGCATAATTTGATGTTACTGTAAAAGCCATAATTTAATTTTTTATTTATTTGTTATGTTATATAATATTCTTTCTCTTTTAGTCATTTTAGATATATCTCTTTGTAAAGTTTCTCTACCTAAAGCACTAAATTTGTTTGTATCTACAGGTTTAGCAGCAGGTTCGTTTGATAACTCTACTACTTGTGCAGATAGTTTTTCTTTTTCTGAAGATAATTCTTCATTTGTTGATTTAAGTTCTGCTAACTCAGATTTTAATGTTTCAATCTCAGTATTTACATTACTCATTAGATCAACTACTACGGACTTAACTTCATCCATAAAAGCTACTGAATCAAATTCTACTGCTTCAGTTTCTTCAATAGTTTCTTCTTCCATATCTTCCTTAGATGCTTCTTCTTCAACTGGAGTTTCTTCTTCAACTACTTCTTCTTCTTCATCCATAATTTCAGCTACAACACCCTCTACTTCTACAGAGAATCCTTGACCATCTTCAGTCTTATATTCTCCTACAGGAAGTAACATAGTTGTACCATCTTCTGTAAGAACTGATATGTCCACTCCTGATTCTAAAGATTCAGCAGTAGAAACTATTATAGTACCATCTTCTAGTTTCGCTTGATATTCAAGATTAACACTTTCCTCTTGTTTGTCAAGACCAAGTGCTACTAATATTTGTTGTTTTAAATCCATTTGTCTTTTTTT